ATCTAAATTATCGTTCCATTTGTCATTTAGATGTTTGATTAAAGGAGATGGGTAGTCTTTGGGACAAAATTCAGATTGGCAAAAGTCCTTGTATGAAGTCTTTCTGCCTAAACAAAGGTCAAATCCGTTACCTATTATCAGAACTCTTTTTCTGTCTTTATTCATATTGCAAAGGTAAGGAAAGATTGTAATAATAAGAACTGAAATTTATATAATTGTTGAACCTTTGGTGTATTGTTTATTCGATACACCTTTATTTTTTTGTGATGATGAGAAAAATGATTGTAACCGGCAGTGAGGGATTTATTGGTAAAGCCCTTTGCCGAGAATTAGCAAAAAGAGGTGTTGAAGTCATAGGACTTGACCGAAAGTGTGGTACTGAAGCTACGGAAGTATGCGAGCTCCTGAAGAATGGGGGGATTGATTGTGTGTTCCATTTGGCAGCGCAAACCAGTGTGTTTAATGGAAACCTGGAACAAATCAGGAGGGATAACATTGATACTTTCATGCGAGTAGCTGATGCTTGCAATCAAAATCATGTGAAGTTAATATATGCCAGTTCGTCAACGGCTAATCCGGAGAATACCACTTCTATGTATGGAATAAGCAAGTATTTCGATGAACAGTATGCATCTATCTATTGTAAGGCTGCGACCGGGTGTCGGCTGCATAATGTATATGGACCTAATCCGCGAAAAAGAACTCTTCTCTGGTTCCTGATGGAAAAGGAAAACGTGTCATTATACAACTGTGGTCAGAATATCCGGTGCTTCACTTACATAGATGATGTCATTGAGGGGTTTATCTATTCGGTGGGTTGTAACCGGCAACTTATCAATATTTGTAACGTCCAACCTGTGACTACTATGTATTTTGCTTCTTTAGTAAAATACTACAAACCGCTTGAAATTGAGCTAATTAATGAAAAACGGGCTTTTGACAATTTGGAGCAGTCGGTGAACCGGGATATCTATTTAGTACCTTTGTCTTATACATCTGTCGAGGATGGAGTAAAGAAGATTTTTGATGAAAAGAAAGGGAAAGATATATCGTATTGATGACTGGGATAAGCCGGAAGCGGTGAAATGTAAGAGCTGGTCTCATCAGGAACGGTTATGTGATCTGAAAGAAAAGGTATCACTTCATAAAAAGGGTGATATCTATTACATCTCCCAGTTCACCCGTTCCAAGACTGGTACCAGCTTTTCAGAAATTAAACAGTCGGAGGAACTTGCATCATTCTTTGCAGAGAGAGCGTGTGAGTTTCTCCACCGCTTCATTGTAGGGGGATGTGAAGGATGGTGTATAGTCACCACACCGCGACGGAGACACTACGAGGGCTTTCATTTTGCAACCTTTATCTGCACGAAAATAGCTGGGGCGGTGAAAATACCATTCTATGAGAATGCAATCCAGTGCCTAACTAAAGATAGATTGAATCCGGAATTCTTTCTTCTTCGTCCGATAAAGGAAAAGAAGATAATAGTGTATGATGACATATTAACAACCGGCAGTACATTACTTGCCACCTATGAGCTTTTAAGAGATAGAGAGCAGCTTCTTTTTCTCATAGGAATAAACAATAATTGATATGGGAAAGCGAGAGGAACCATTAACATTTAAGCAAGAGAAATTCTGTAAATATTACGTTGATACAGAAGGTAATGCAAGTGAAGCATATCGAATGTCTTATAATACTTCCAACATGAAGCCAGAGACAATTTGGAGCGCTGCGAGTAGACTATTAGCAAATAGCAAGGTTAGTACAAGGATAAATGAGATTAAGGCGCAGAGAGCGAAAGAGTCTGAAGTAGAGAGGAAAACTGTTGAGAGGGTATTAATGGATATAGTGCTTGCCAATCCCGATGATCTTCATTTTGTTGACCCTGCAACCGGGAAAACAAAAATGAGAACTCCTTCCCAACTTCCCAAACGTGCCCGTAGCGCATTGAAGAAGATACAGAATAAGAGAGGAGAGGTTACCTATGAGTTCAATGGCAAAACAGAAGCGGCCCGGATATTAGGTGCTTGGAATGGATGGGAAGCAGATAAGAATGTCAACATCAAAGGTGGAGATGGAAACAAGGTCAGTGAACTTCGTATTGGCTTTGATGAAAATGATAAATCGGACGAATAGAACAATTTTATAGGTTATTTCCTGTGTTTTTCCTACGGATAAACCTTACTTTTAGAACAATATGGTTATAAATTATAAGAAGCTAAATCCTAACGGATTCTATCTATTGAAGTACTTGAATGATGAGACTATCCGTTTTATCATTCTCTATGGAGGTTCATCTTCCGGTAAATCGTACAGTGTGGCACAAACCATACTGATACAGACATTACAGGACGGTGAGAACACTCTTGTTATGCGTAAGGTAGGAGCTTCTATTCTCAAAACCATTTATGAAGATTATAAAGTCGCTGCGGCCGGTCTTGGCATATCCCATTTGTTCAAGTTCCAACAGAATACTATTAAGTGTCTGGTTAATGGTGCGAAGATAGATTTTTCCGGTCTTGACGATCCGGAAAAGATAAAAGGTATCTCCAACTATAAGCGTGTTCAGTTAGAGGAATGGTCAGAGTTCGAGCATCCGGATTTCAAGCAGCTACGTAAGCGTTTGCGTGGTAAGAAAGGGCAGCAGATTATTTGTACCTTCAACCCGATTAGTGAAAGCCATTGGATAAAGAAAGAGTTTATTGATAAAGATAAATGGCATGATGTACCGATGACGGTTACCATTGCCGGCAAAGAGTTGCCGAAAGAACTTACCAAGGTCAAATCCGTAAAGAAGAATGCACCCAGGCAAATACTTAATCTTCGTACTAAGCAAATCGAGGAACAGGCACCTAATACAGTTATTATCCAATCTACCTATTTGAATAATTTTTGGGTGGTCGGTAGTCCTGACGGTGCGTATGGTTTCTATGATGAGCAATGTGTTGCCGACTTTGAGTATGATAGAGTTCACGATCCGGACTATTACAATGTGTACGCATTGGGAGAATGGGGTGTCATTCGTACCGGTAGTGAGTTCTTCGGTTCCTTCAATCGTGGCAAACATTCCGGTGAACATAAGTATGTTCCGGACTTACCTATTCATATCTCTGTCGATAACAACGTGCTTCCGTATATCAGTGTATCATATTGGCAGGTCGATTTCACAACTGGTACCAAGGTTTGGCAATTCCATGAAACGTGCGCTGAAAGCCCAAACAATACAGTAAAGAAAGCCTCCAAACTTGTTGCAAAGTATCTGAAATCTATCCAATATTCTGATAGGTTATATGTACATGGTGATGCATCAACGAAAGCGGCAAACAGCATTGACGATGAGAAGCGTTCCTGGATGGACTTATTCATAGATACATTGCAGAAAGAAGGATTCGAGATTGAAGATAAGGTAGGCAACAAGAATCCGAGTGTTGCCATGACCGGTGAGTTTATTAATGCCATTTTTGATTGTACTGTTCCCGGTATAGAGATATACATTGACGAATCATGTTCGGTATCTATTGAGGACTACATGAGCGTACAGAAAGATGCTAACGGTGCCATTCTTAAAACTAAGGTCAAGAATAAAACTACCTTGCAGACTTATGAGGAGCATGGGCACCTGTCTGATACGTTCCGATATGTCGTTGTGGATTTGTGTAGTGAGCAGTATATAGAGTTTAGTAACCGACGAAAAAGGAACTTGTATGCTTGTAATGGCACTATTAATTTCTTTAATCCAGATACCGAATGTAAATACACTAAGAAGATTCTATATGTGATGCCGAATGTTAATGGGAAATTTGTCCTTATACAAGCGTTTAGATGTGGGAATAAATGGCATATTGTTGATGTCGTATTTATGGATACTACTTCAACAGAAGATATACGTTCTTCTATTTTGTCCCATGAATCTGATTCATGTGTAATTGAATGTACGGA